TGGCTACCCAGTTCCTCAGAGAAGTGATGCGTCTCTTTCAACTCACGATACTCAGGCTCGTCAAAGCCCTTCAAACAACTACGGCAGCGGTACTTCATGCAAATAACTTCGCTATAAAGTGATTCACCATCCGCAGAGCCGCTTCGCTCTCCGCTGCCATCTGCTTTGCAGTCTCCTGCGCCGCTTTCTCTAACTGTTCCTGCACCTGTGCATATTCTTGATACGCACGATCTAACTCTTGACTCTCTTGCTCGTTGTCCATGTGCGTCCCTCCTCGGAACACTATTGGTATATACAACCGGCTTGCTCAGGTTACGCTCCGCCGATATAAGACGCAACCCCCTTGCTTACTGCGCTACAAATCGCAGCATATTCGGGTGAATCATTAGCGCTGTCTTGCCGCCTAATCGGGGGTACACCAGTATGTGGGGAGAAAATCGACTGCTTAAAAACAAAGTCGCATTAGCTACGCCCTTCTCGACCCCCTCAAAGTCGTCCAAGATAATCAGCGCGTTCGGGTTCAACTCGCACATCAGATCCACATCATCAGGGGATAACCGCCCGTCGATGTAAAAGCAGTCAATGTGCTGCTTCTTGAATACGAATTGCTCTTCACAAGGCCAGTCAATTAACTTGCGAAACATCTGCGTCGATGTCGTCTTCGGGAATTGCTCCAAGGCAACCCCAATGTCGCCCAACCGAATGTCGTTAGACGCATCACAGGTATAAATAACGCCCTGCCGCATCCCCGCAGCCAGAGCCTTGGTGGATCGCCCGATATATGTCCCCACTTCAGCCACCGATACTGGTCTGAAATAGTTAGCAATAGCGCGTAGCTCTCCCATGTCCATCGCCGTCAGGGAGCCAGTTTGATAGTCGGCCTGTATCTGCAAGCCCTCGTCGTCAGGCAACGGCATCGGGGTAATCCCATCAGGGGCAATCGCTCCCCATACCGCAGCCGAAAGAGTCATTCGATTTATTTTCAACGGATTCACTTGGGTTCCTCCAATATCTGCCCAACGTATTTAGGAATCTCTTGGGTGTGAAAGTAAGACTTGCCCCTCGGATGCGGGTTGTTCGGATCGTATGCCGCCCAATACACCACATCCCTCCCCGTTGCCGTTACTTGGCAGAGCAGGGGCATATTCTTGGTGTCGAGCCAATGCTTATGCTCAAAGATCGTTCCGCGCTTCATGCGTCTCCCCCCGCGTGGTCAGTCTCCAAATAGTCCAATGCGGCCTCGTGCATCCGATCACGCTCGGTTTCGTTGCTTGTGTAATACAGGATGAAGTTATCCAACACTTCCAGATGTTGCGTCAGGGTGAGTGTTACCCCACCCGATACCTTCCAGACGGGTTCGGATCGCTTGCTGTAATTCGGCGGCGGGATTAGGTCGCTCATGCGGCCTCCTCGCAGTCTTCTACTTCTTCCAATACAACCTCATGCCAGTCGTGTTGATCGTCACGATGCTCGTCGTCGCAGTCGTTCCAATCGCCATCCAATAATTTCTCACGCGCTTCTTGTTCGTTCTCTGCATACAGCCAAATCGTTCTCATGGCGCGGATCGTGACGGGGACAGAGAATTTGTAGAATTTCTCGCTCATGCGACTTCCTCCACGCGCAGGGTTTCTTCTTCGTAGTCCTCTAAGTCGTCTGTTAAATCGACCGTGAAGTCTTCATGCGCTAACACTTGAGCAGCGTCCTCGTCCTCCGCCTCCACTCGCAGGGTTTTAACTACGGTCGCTCGGATCGTCACGTTGTAGAGTTTCATGCGGCCTCTCCCGTTGCTTTGATAATTGCGGCTGTAAAGTGATTGTTCCATTCGTTGAAAGACTGTGGATCGCCCAAGCCTTTTTGCCAATCGGCGCGTACACGCTGTAGTTCTTTAATTAATCGCTCGGCTTGATACAAACCTTCCTCTTTTTCGTATGAGTATTCGCTGCTCATCGCATACCAATACTTTTCCTCTCCGTCCTTATAAAAGTTTGACACTTTCATGCGGCCTCCCGCTTTTCTTTAACGTCTTCGATAAAATCTTCAGCATGGACAACACCGCAATCGGTAAAAGCCTCGTCGTCGTCGTCCCATGTCTCGACGGCTATATCGTGCGCTTCATCCGGCGTGTCGGCCTCCACTTCGATTTGATAGATTCGATGCTCAACTCGGCAAAGCGAAACAGTAAAGCGTTTCATGCGATCACCTCCACGCCCTCTGCATCAATACGCAATCGCTCAACAGGTTTTTCAGTAACGTCAAACACCTCCCAACCTGTTACCTCGTTGCCGATTAGTTCGTCGAATTGCCATTTCACGGGATGACAAAAACCCTCATCCCCATCTAATTCAATGTGGACTACAACGGCATACTTTTTCATGCTGCTACCCCTTGCGGAAAATCCGCGTCAATCGTTTGCAGTTGGTACTCGTAAGCCCAATGGTCGTTATCAAGTATGTAAACCAACTTACCGCGCTTGTCGGTCAGGCTTATAACTGTGGCGGGTTTCGGCGGCTCCGTTCCCCATGTCCCAGACCACATAACTCGTTGCCCTACTTGGTAGGCGTAATTTGTTTCTTCCACTTGTGCTATTCCTCTCAGTTGTTCGTTTGTTCGTTTATCTTCTTCAACTCGTCGCCGCACTTCTCACAATAGAAAGCCTTGAACGGCTCACCATCTAGGTCGGCGTAACACTTGCTCTCCGGCTCCCACTTGTTGCAGCAGATACAGAGAACATTCCACGGTAGCGTCGAATACTGTTTGAGTCGTTGCAGGTTCATACGCCCTCCTCGCAGTCTCGTTTGTGATACGGGCAAAGGTTGAGCCGATTCCACTCCTCGCGGGGAACCCTCACCAGTAAAGAATCATCGAAAACCTCGACAACCTCTGCTAATTCCAAAATGTCAAAGGCCAATTCAATTTGCTCAAAGTCGTTCACGATTGCACCCCCGTTGCCTTGTTGATAGCGGATCGAATCGCCGCCAGTTTTTTAGAAATGATGGGTTGTTGTAAGTCGTCGTCCTCAAAGCCGGACATAAAGATTTCAGCGTCTTGCAATGCCGCCAGAAGATCAGGAGCCGCTGCCATCAATAGCGCGGAGTTCTCGCTGCTTACTCCCTTAGCTACGGTACTCAGAGAGCGCGTGGAAATAACGTCATACGTCGGTGGTGAACCGCATCCATGAAAGTGTTTGAAGACTGACCAATTCATGCTACGGCTCCCAGAGCAGCGGATACCTGATGAGCCTTCATGCGGAAAATCTGCCCATCCGATATGCGAGTCACAACCCACCCGCATCGATTGCCTTGTGCTTTTTCGTTCAAGACGTAAGAAACGCCGCCGTAGTTAATTCGCATTCCCATGATCGGGCGCGGCTTGGATGCTTTCTTCTTCCAGTATTCGCGCACCGCTTCGCGCCATCGGGTTGCGCTATCGTTTAACGGCTCCGTTGCCGTATCAATCAGTCGCAGGGGGCAGTCGTAGTAGTAGGGGTGCATGGTTTCGTCCATATCTTTATATCCCCATAGACCGTTAGACTTGCCTAACAGAAACAGGCCAATCAGTCGTTTACCTTCGTGCGTCTCGAATTGCGCCCAGAGATGATTTCCCCGCAGCGAGTGATCGACAATCTTGGCGTTGCTGTATTGGTTCGGATTAAGCAGATGCTCGACTAGTGCCTCTTTCGAGGGCTTGAAAAATAACCAACCCATTTGTGCTACTCCTAGTTTGTGTTTGTGTTTAAGCCGCGAATTGATTGATGTTCAAGGACGCACCCCTAAAATCTCAATAGCGGCCAAAAAGTACCCGTCCCATGCGGCGAATGACTCTGGATCATTCAATGCTTTACGCCAATGGTTACGAGTACGTTCAATGCGTTCGGGCAATTCATCAGCCGTAAAATAGTTTTCTTGTAAGCACTCGAGTAAATAGTTGGCCTCATGCAAGGCTTCTTCTTTTTCGTAATCGTATGTTCCTGTGAAATCGGTAGTTAACACTTGCGTTACTCCTAGTTGTGCTTGTCTTAGTTTCGGCGGGTTAGCAGTCCCCGCCATTTGATATTTACACAAGCCGCTTGTGCTTGCAACAGTTCCAACATTAAGTTTTCGTAATGATTGCTTCTAACTCTGCAATCCGTTGCTTCAGTCGCTCAATTAGCGTTTCAGACATTCGCAGCCGAGCGTTGAGTTGCGCTGTTTCGTCTAATGCGTCTGGGATCATCACAAACTTAGTGCCGACCTTTCGCGCCCTGCCGAGTGCTACATATCTAACGAGAGATTGACGGGCAGAAATGGACTCGCCGCGCACCTGATCGCCAAACATCTCTTTGGCCTTTTCGTGTATCTCTCTAACCGTTGCGGGGTCGGAGAAAGTAGCGAGTGCTTCAAGATAAACGGTTTTATTCGCCATATAACATCCTCACATTTAAAAGCAAAAGTATAGACAAATGAACGAAAGAATTTTAAGCATTGAATTAAAACAATAGCAAGTATGTAGCGAATTGTGGGGATAGGTTCTTACGAAAGAAATCGGGCGTGTTGAATCATTCCGTTTTTGTAAGTTACTGATTAGACAGGGTGAATCGGGTTTATTTTCACGATTTTTAGATTGATTTGTTTCTTTCCTAGGCATACAAGAAAGAAAGGAAAGAGGGGAAAGGGGTAAAGAGAGGGGATATAGGAAAGAAATAAAAGAAAGGAGAGAATATATCTCTCTTATTACTAACTCTCTTTCTAATCAATCACTTACGAGCGTTCAATTCTTTCGTGTTGGTTCGTATATGTTCGTCGAAAGAAACAGCGCGGCAGGGTTCGGGTTGCTCAAGCAGGTAGCGGCCTATATACTCAAACACTAGGCAACGGGCTAACCATGGGAGCGCGTAAACATGACGGAGAAGACGCAAGAGGCAACGAACAAGCAGGGGGGCTACCTAGGTAGCGGGGTAGTCGAGAAAGCCGCTCAGAGCGTCCTAGAGCGTCAGGATGAGAAAGCCGGTGTTATACATAACCACAACACCAGTTCGGCCATAGCCACTATAAAAGACAATCGCAAGCATCCAGACGTAGCAGTTGCCCAGACAGTTGCTCAAATGGTGTTCGCAGGGATGACGCAAGACACGATAGCCAAAGTCCTAAAGATTGGCCTAGACACGCTTCACACTCACTACAAGCACGAACTCGACACGGGACAGGCAAGCATGGTGACCGACATTGCTCAGTCTCTCGCGCAACGTGCAAAGGCGGGGAGTGATACCGCTGCAATCTTCTTGCTTAAGACACGGGGAGCCGGAAAGTTTACGGAGCGCAACGGGATAGAACTAACGGGGAAAGATGGTGGAGCAATCGAGATCGCGCAACGTACAGAGATACTCCAGACTGTTAGCGGCTTACTGAATAAGGGGATTACGATAGACGGGGAAGCCGAACCCCTAGACTGAGCGCAAAAAAAAGGGGGAGAAAATCCCCCCCCTAGTGTTGAATTGTGGCGGCTTGTTAGGCGGCTTCGGTAACGTCTTCGGCTTCGGCTTTCCCCGTGAGCATTTCGGCGGCTTCACGCGCCAGACTCGCGGCTTTGAAAATGGCTTTCTTATCTTGCTTCAATACCGATAACCAGTTGTTAAGATACTGAGCGTGATCGACTCGCGGTTCGTTTGAAATACTGAGAGCAGCACAGCAAAAAGCCGCACCTAACTCTGCGACCAATTCTTCAAAGGCGTAGGCATTGCTTCCGAAATTGTTCAGAAGTTTGCGATTCTTGCGCGACTCATGGCCTGTCCAATGGACTAACTCATGTGCGAGCGTGGAGTAATAGCACTCAGTTGCGCTACTGGTAGCCGTTGCCGTGAATAGTTGCTTTTCTGGCATTTTAATAACGTCAAGCATGGGGGAATAACACGCTCGCGGCTCCATAGAATGCCGGATGTTTGCTCCCGTATTTCGCGCCCATGCTTCTACACGCTCGATAGTTTCAACATCGTTTTTGTGATCGTCTTCGGTAACGTATCGGCAACGCTCCGCCAATGCTCCGTCAACTTGATCGGCATTAAAGACGTTGAAGTATTTAAGCATGGGAAAAACAGACTTCTTGCCAGTTTGCTTATCTTCTTTCTCTAACTTAGTGAAGAAGACGACAATGCTGCTTTTCTGCCCTTTCTTAACTGAGCATCCGGCGGCTTGCCATTGCTTGAAAGATGCAAACGCGCAAGATTCGAACGGGGTGAAATTCAGAAGAAGACTATTCATTCCCCGATAGTTTTTTCCCGTTGTCGCGTTATATGGCCGGAGCGCGTTGCGCTTCTTATTAAATGGGTTAGTCCAATTCTTGCCGGAAGTCTCCATTTGTTTAATGACTTGATCGGTGACTGACTGATATAAATCGAATGTTGCCATTGTGCTATTCCCCTATTTAGATATGAATGCCGATATAGATAGCGCAAGCAATCCAACAAACTACGAAAAGAAAACAATTCAGGCGAAAAAGAAAAGTCTCAAATTTGTTGCTCATGGTGCTACCCCTAGTTAGTTATTCGACGGGGATATAATGAGCGCAAGCCGTTTGCGTTGTCACCGTATTTTGTTGCAGATATAAAAAATTTTTTCAGTATTTTGTTGCAGACTTTTACGGCAAGAATGTTGCGCGAATTGTGACGGCAAGATTGGTGCAAGAATGAGAACGGGAAGCAATGCGCGAATGATTCTCAAAAAGTCCCTGAGACTCCCTATCAACTGAAAATGAGAATCAGTCGCATGGGTGCTGGCATGGGGGAGCACGAAAACGACACACGGGGGTACGGGTCCCATCTGCCCAAACAATCTCCCAACCCGACTCCAACTTTTACTTGCACTACCCCCTTGCGCAGGTTTACTCTAGGGTCCCATGCTATATACCGGAGCCGCACCCCTACCCCGCCATACTTACTGCTACGTGCAGCCCCACACATTCGGCAACGAAGACTGGGTACGGGTAGCGTGGTTTGGGTTGGTATCCCATCCGGGCAGAACGTGGGGATGTCATGTGATGTTGGAATGTGGGGCGGTGTACCGGAACGTCCCGCTGCATAAGCTCGCGCACAAAATCACAGGGACCCCTTGGGACCCCGCCGACGCACAGACTTGGGATTGCTACGGGAACCAGTTCAGCGTGCTGGAGTATCCGTTTCTCGAAGGGACCCGAATGCGTACCCGGCTACGGTCTAAGCAGGAACACACCGGTAACTACTTGTTTACCGCGATCCCGATGATGGACGGATTCAGTCTAGAGCCGGAGCAGAGCAAGGAGTTCTACTTCATCAAACTGGACAACGGGCGTTATACAGCGCAACCTACGAACCACGTTTTGGTGCTAGATAAATCGTTCATCACCGAAGCCAACTGGCCGAAGTTGAAGCGTCAAACTGAGATTTGGAGTGTTGACAATGGCAACGAAGTCTAAAGTGAACGCAGCGGGTAACTACACGAAGCCCGAGATGCGCAAGAAGTTGTTTAACGAGATTAAGGCATCCGCAACCCAAGGCACCGCAGCGGGTCAATGGTCAGCCCGTAAGGCGCAGCTTTTAGCCAAACGCTACAAAGAGAAGGGCGGCGGGTACAAGTCATGAAAGCCCCACAGAAGTCACTGAAGGACTGGACCGCGCAAGAATGGCGCACCAAATCGGGCAAGCCGTCATCAAAGACCGGCGAGCGGTATCTACCTAAGGCAGCGATTGAGTCTCTGACCCCGCAGGAATATGCAGCCACCACTCGTGCTAAGCGTGAGGGCAAGGCGCAGGGTAAGCAGTTTGTAGCGCAGCCGAAGAAGATTGCGAAGAAGACCTCGCGATACCGGTAATCCATGTCGCAACAAGCGTCTGGGACCCCGCCCAAAGTTGATCTCAACGATCCGCTGATCAAGGAGCTAAATAAGCTACCGCTGCCGGATTTGTTGGCATACAAGAGCCGGTTGGAGTGGGCGAGTAAACGTCACAAACACCAAAAGCCGCCGAAGGGTGATTGGACTGTGTGGTTGATGCTCGCTGGTCGTGGCGCGGGTAAGACTCGTGCGGCAGCGGAGTGGGTGTGGTGGCAGGCGTACAAAGCGCCGGAAACGAGATGGTTGGTTTGCGCACCGACCTCGGCTGACATTCGCGACACTTGCTTTGAGGGTGATTCCGGTTTGATCTCGGTCATGCCGGAGAAAATCGTGGGCGAATACAACCGCTCGCTCTCGGAGATTATTTTAACCAATGGGTCCCTGATCAAAGGGATCAGCGCGGAGACTCCCGACCGGCTCCGTGGTGGTCAGTGGCATGGTGCGTGGACGGACGAGCTGGCTGCGTGGCAGTACGACCAAGAAGCGTGGGACATGATTATGTTTGCGCTACGTCTAGGGTCCCATCCACGAATCGTTGCCACCACCACTCCGAAGCCCAAAGCCCTCATTAGAGACTTGGTGGAGCGTGACGGAGCCGATGTACACGTTACCCGCGCCAGTACTTACGAGAACATCGCGAATCTGGCTCCGACTTTCCAGCAACAGCTCTTGAAGTTTGAGGGCACGACGCTCGGACGGCAGGAAATTCACGCAGAAGTACTCAATCCCGAAGAGCAGGGCATCATCAAGCGCCCTTGGGTTCAGCTCTGGCCAGCGAAAAAGCCCCTGCCCATACTGGAACACATCGTGATGAGCCTAGATACGGCCTTTACGGAGCAGACTCGCGACAAGAAAACCTCAGATTCCGACCCCAGTGCGTGTGTGGTACTCGGACTTTTCTACGAAAACGAGAAACCGAACATCATTTTGCTGGATTGCTGGGAAGATCGGCTTGGAATGCCGGATTTGATCCAGCGAGTGAAGCGGGAGATGGAGGTTTTCTACGGCGACGATGAGCAAAAGCCGATGATTAAGCCGAAATTCGGTCCCGGTCGCATGTTAAACACCGGAAGAAAGCCCGATACCATCGTGATCGAAGACAAAGGCAGCGGAATTTCGCTTCGGCAGATGCTGGCACGCGAGGGAATCATTGCTCACGCCTACAATCCGGGCAAAGCGAGCAAATTGACGCGATTGCACATGGTTTCGCACCTATTTTCGGCTGGGATGGTGTGGTTTGTGGAGTCTGATAAGCGAAAAGGACAGATTCGCTCGTGGGCGGAGCCATTGTTGTATCAACTGTGCTCGTTTTCGGGTGAGGGAACCATCAAGCATGACGATTTGATGGACGCTTGCACCCAAGGTTTACGTTTCCTTGCCGATAAAGATATGATAAGCGTGAGTAAGCCTAAGCCGTTGCAGCCTAGGATGATTGTGAACGAGCGCCCAAGAGGTAATCCGTATGGCGTCTAAATATGGCAAGTTTGGATTCAAGCGTTTTTCCGAGGGTGGCCTTGGTTACGAGGAAGATCCGCCGGAGTTTCGCGCAGATCGTAAAGGCGAGGCAGCTCGCAAGTCTGTTATCAAGAAGTCCAACGAGATTAAGGCTGTTGAGAGCAAGAAAGAGAGTGCTCGCGGCCCGTCTACTCGTAAGAGCTTCGGCACTAAGTCTGAATCTCGTGTTTCCAGAAAAGAAACGGGACTTCCGAGTGATCGCGCTACTGGCTATCGCAGCCAAGTAGAAGAAACCGGCATGACTGCTGAAGAGCGCAAAAACTTGGTTAAGAGTGGCGCTTTGGCTGCGGCTTCGATGCTCCCGGCTGGTCGTGCTTTGAGGGCTGGTGATAAGGCGTATGATGCCGCCAAGGCCGCTAAGGCTGCGCAGAAAGCAGAAGATGCTGTTGTGGAAAAGGCTGCGCGTGGATTGTCGCGTCGTGATATGCCGAGCTACTCCGAAAGATACCGTGCCCGTAAGCGAGCCGAGGAGCAAAGGGCTGCTAAGCGTGAAGGCCGAGAGCCTAGAGACATTCCAGATTGGCGCGGCAATATAGACGTAGCAACTGGTAAGCCGGGGCCGGGACAAGGGTTTAGAGACAACGAAGTCTTTAAGAAAGGCGGCGCTGTGCGCAGTAAGAAGTCCAAGAGCTATTTTTCTAATTACTAATGGTGAGCGCCATGTCATCTGAGCCAAACGATCTGGACGAAGCCCAAGAAGACCTTGGTGAGATGTTTGAACTCCCTGAGGAGATCTCAGACGTTGAAGACACCGAGGATGGTGGGGCGATTGTTCGTTTTGGTGAAGATGAAGAAGAGCCGGAGGGTGAGCGCGAGTTCTATATGAACTTAGCCGAGAAGCTCCCTGAAGGCGTCATGGACGAGGTGGCTCAAGACTTCTTGGGTCTAATTGCGAAGGACAAAGAGGCGCGTAAGAAGCGCGATGAGCAGTACGAAGAAGGAATCCGACGCACAGGACTTGGTGACGATGCACCGGGCGGCGCTCAGTTTCAGGGCGCAAGTCGGGTCGTTCATCCCATGCTCACTGAAGTCTGCGTGGACTTCTCTGCCCGAGCTATTAAAGAGCTTTTCCCACCCGAAGGACCAGCCAAAGATCACATCGTAGGCGACGAGACGGCCGACAAGGTAGCCAAAGCCCAGCGCAAGACGCGGTATCTGAACTGGCAGATGACCCAGCAGATGCCGGAGTTCCGGGCAGAGCTAGAGCAGTTGCTCACTCAGGTTCCACTTGGTGGCGCTCAGTATCTCAAGCTTTCTTACGATCCGAACAAGAAGCGACCGGTGCCCCTCTTTATCGGCATCGACGATGTGTACCTGCCCTATGCGGCAACGAACTTTTATTCGGCAGAGCGCAAGACGCACGTTCAGTACGTAACGGAGATTGAGTATCTCCAGCGCGTGAAGTCGGAGATGTACCGGGATGTGGATCTCGCTCCGACGACGATGGAGCCGGATGTTTCGAAGGCTGAGAAAGCCAACAACAAGATCGAAGGCCGTGATGGCAGCGCGTATGACGTTGATGGTCTGCGCACGATCTTTGAGATTTACGCCATTGCCGACATCGAAGAGGAATATGGACTCGCTCCGTATATCTTCTCCATCGACAAAGTGACGGGTAAAGTCCTCGCCGTTTATCGCAACTGGGAAGAGGGCGACGAGACGCTGCAAGAGATGCAGTGGATTGTGGAGTTCCCGTTTGTGCCGTGGCGCGGTGCGTATCCCATCGGTATCCCGCAGATGATTGGCGGTATCTCAGCAGCGGCGACGGGTGCTTTACGGGCGCTTTTGGATTCTGCTCATATCGCGAACTTCCCCGGCATGTTGAAGCTCAAGGGCGGTCGTGAAGGCGGTCAGTCCGAGCGTATTGATCCGACCGAGGTCAAAGAGATTGAGGGTGGTGCGTTTAGCGATGACATCCGCAAGATTGCGATGCCGTTGCCGTTCAATCAGCCCTCGCCGGTTCTGTATCAGCTCCTAGGATTCTTGGTTGATGCGGGTAAGGGCGTTGTTCGCACTACCTTAGAGGACATTGCCGACAATCAGGGCAATATGCCGGTTGGCACGCAGTTGGCGCGTATTGAGCAGGGCATGGTGGTGTTTAACGCCATTCACGCTCGCTTGCATGATGCGATGGGTCGCACGCTCAAAGTGTTGCACCGCATCAACGCGATGTATCTGGAGAACGACGAGGTTAAGGACGAAACCGGGCAGTTGCTCGTTCGCCGTTCTGACTTTGAAGGCCCGATGGATGTGGTGCCGGTTTCGGACCCAAACATCTTCTCTGAAGCCCAGCGTTTTGCTCAGGTTCAGGCGCTTTCCCAACGTGCGATGGCGCTCCCTCAGGTCTACAACATTCGCAAAGTCGAAGAGCGCATTCTTCAGCAACTACGGGTTCCGAACGCCAAGGAACTGCTCGTTGCAGCTCCCGAGCCGAAGGAGATGAATGCGATCAATGAGAACGTCGCAGCGACGTTGGGTCGTCCGGTGTCGGCATTCCCAGAGCAGGACCATCTTGCTCACTTGCAAGTGCATTTGGACTATTTGACCAGTCCCATTTTGGGATCTTCAATGCTGATGGCTCCGACTTTTGTTCCGGGCATCTTGAATCACATCAAGGAGCATATTGCGCTGTGGTACGCGACTCATGTGTTTGAAGTCGCCTCTAAGGCAGCGGGTCAAGACATCAGCGAGTTCCAGAAGATCCGAGACGTTGAGGTCAAGAAGAGCTTTGACCAGCTTTTGGCTGCGGCTTCGCAGAAGGTCGTTCCGAATGCCTCGCAGGCGTTTGGCGCTATTCCGCAGATCGTGCAGCAGGCCATGGGTATGTTGCAGCAGCTCTCGGGTATGAACGCGCCGCAAGACCCGCGTATGGCAGCTCAGATGGCTGAGACGCAGCGTAAAGCTCAGGCCGATCAAGCCTCGTTGCAAGTCAAACAGGCCGAGTTGCAGCTTGAACAGGCGAAGGCCCAGCAGGCAGCAGCGGAAACCGCGCAGCGTCAGTCGGATAACCTCAAGCGCGAGATGATCAAGCAAGATCGCCTTGATAACCGTCAGGCTGCGGAGCTTGAAGTTAAGATGACGACGAACCGTGAAGACAACGATACGGCGAAGCAAATTGCCGCGATGGAAGCGATCACGGGCGAGAAGGTGGGTGTTTCAACGGGTACGGGTATTAATCCTTAAACGGGGTGAGTTATGGAAAAGCAATTCATTAAGCAGCACAAGTTGCTCGCGATGGGCGTGAAATTGGACGGTCAGAAGATGCCTTCTGGCGGAAAGATGGGAGCTGATACTGGCTCAAAGGGTGTTAAGGGCGACCCTAAGGCAACGCCTGCAATGATCTCAAAGGGTAAACAAAACGCATGATTGAACGCATCATTGACGAATTGGAGTTGGCCAAGGCTCGCGTTGCACACGACGCGATGAAGCGGCAACTGGAAGGTAAGGATGCTTCGTTTGAATATGGCAAGGCAGTGGGCACTTACGCCGGGTTGCAGGCCGCATTAACTTATATTGATCGTCTTCTCAAAGCTGACGAGGAAGACGGAGAGGAGTTCTAAATGTCTAGTTTGGAAGAGGCTTTTCCTAGTGTAGAGCCGGGTTTGATTCCGTTTGGTTCGCGAGTCCTCGTGCAGATTCGCTCAGCAAAAAAGACTTCTGCTGGTGGCATTATTTTGCATACCGAAACTCGTGAGACAGAGATCTGGAATACTCAGATCGCAAAAGTTGTAAAGCTTGGGCCGTTGGCCTTCAAGAATCGCAACACGATGGAATCTTGGCCGGAAGGTAATTGGTGCAAAGAGGGCGAATTCGTCCGTGTACCAAAGTACGGCGGTGATCGTTGGAAGGTGCCCTTTGGCAACGACGGGGAAGAAGAAGCCCTGTTTGTAATCTTTAACGATCTCGACATCGTGGGTGGTGTAGTGGGTGACCCGCTTGCCATCAAAGCGTTTATCTGAGGGTTAAATCATGGCTAAAGACAACGTGTTATCAGAAGATGATGACAAGGGAGTGGAAGAATATGTGGCAGTTGAAACTCCTGTGGATCAACCTGAAGTGGAAGGTGAAGAGCCTTCTGGGCAAGTTGCGCAAGGATCAGATGATAGTGACGCCGACTCCGACGACGACTATCAAGAAGACGCCCGACTCTCCGAAGAAGATTCTGAAGAAGATGAAGGCAAAGGCTCGAAAAAGCAGCTAACGCCTGAAGAGAAGCGTGCTCAGCGTCAGAACCGCAAGTTCCGTCGTCGTGCTGCAATCGAGCACAAAGAGCGCGAGCTGGCGTTCCTGCGTGCGGAGAATGAGGAGTTCAAGCGCCGCTTATCAAGCGTCGAAAAGCAGACTTCTCAGTTCAATCTCAGTGCGGTTGACCAGAAGCTGAACGAGGCTCTTAACGAAGCCCAGTTAGCTGAGCGCATCATGGCAAAGGCCATTGAGCAGGGTCAGGGCGAAGATGTCACCAAGGCACTTCAGATCCGTGATCAGGCTTTAGAGCGTGCGCGTCAATTGAAAGCGGTGAAGGAAGAGGCTGAGAAGCCCCGCCAACCGGCTAAGCCCCAGAAAGATCCCCGCGTGGCTGCGTATGCCCAAGAGTGGGTTCAGGCCAACAACTGGTACGACCCGTCCGGCAAGGATGAGGATTCGGCCATTGTGAAGGTCATCGACCAGCGTCTTGCCGCTGAGGGCTTTAACCCGGCTTCGGAAGATTACTGGATTGAGCTGGATAACCGCGTAGCAAAGCGTCTACCGCACCGATATGCAGAGGATACCCCGATGGAAAAAGCCAAACCGGCTGCGAAACGGGGCGGTCCCCCGGTGGGTGGTAAGCGCGAATATGCCGCGCCGTCTACCCGAAAAGAGGTTTATATCAGCCCTGAGCGCAAGCAGGCGCTCATAGATGCAGGCGTCTGGGATAACCCAGAGTTGCGTCAACGCTACATAAAGCGTTATGCTGAATATGATCGTAATTCTTCTTCTCGCTAAAAAAGGGAGCGAGTTATCATGAGCGACGAAAGACTGAAGAAAGTTCTTGGCGAAGGGCGGGAAAATCGGCTTGCGTATGATCGCGCAGCAACTGAGAACCGAGAGTTGTCAGACGATGCCCGAGTTGAGATGTTTCGACAGCAGTTTATTCAGGCCGCGTTGCCTGATCTGCCAAAGATTCCGGGTTACCACACTTGCTGGTTGACCACCACAAATCCGAGAGATTCGATTCAGGCTCGCATTCGGCTGGGTTATGAGCCGATTAAACCCGAAGAGGTTCCCGGTTGGGAATACTGTTCGATTAAGACTGGCGAATGGACAGGTTTTGTTGGAGTCAACGAGATGCTTGCGTTCAAGCTTCCTCTTTCGCTGTACAAAAAGTACATGCAGGCGGTGCACTTCGATGCCCCCAATGAGGAAGAAGAACGGCTGGTCGGCACGAATGAGCGTATGCGTGAGCAGGCTGAACGTGCTGGTTCAAGAGTGGACGAAGGTGATGGCATGTCGGCAATACGGGATTCCGCTAAGGTACGCGCACCAATAGAGTGGGCGTAATTAGCAATTACGTTTTGTGAGGATTTAAATTATGCCTTCGACCAGTGCAGCTTTTGGCCTGCGTCCGGCTTTTCATCCGTCGGGAGTTGTTCGTCCCGTCGCGATGACTATTGAGTCGGGCTACAACGCCAACATTCTCCAGTTCCAGCCAGTCCTGATTAGTGCCACGGGCAACATTCAGGCTGCTGGTGCCAGTACCCCGTTCGTGGGTTCGTTCATGGGTGTCGAGTTCACCGATACCGATGGTCGCCGCCGCGTTAGCAACAAGTGGACCGCTGGCACTTCTGCCACGGACATCATTGCTTATGTGACGACCGATCCGGCTATCGTCTACGAGATCCAATCGGATGCGACCTTGACGATTGCGGATATTGGTTCCCAGATGGACTTTGACAGTGTGACCGCTGGTAGCACGACGACTGGCCTCTCTGCGGCTATGTTGGACGTTGCTTCCAAGACCACTTCGGGAAGCGCTCTTTGCCGTGTTGTTAACCTCCAGCCGGATGTCAACAACAACTGGGGAGACGCTTATGTCGTTGTTCAAGTCCAGATCAGCGAGCACCAGTTTGTCGCTGACCGCGTAGCCATTTAAGGAGGACTAGAACATGGCAGTCCCAATGCGTAGTACTGACTTTCGTTCCATCGTCGAGCCTATTCTTAACGAGGCTTTCGATGGCGTTTATGACCAGCGTGCTGACGAGTGGAAGCAAGTCTTCGTCCAGCAGCAGGGCATTCCCCGCAACTACCACGAAGAGCCGGTTCTGTACGGATTCGGCGCTGCTCCGGAACTTCCGGACGGCACCGCTGTCACGTATGACGCTGGCGGCGTGCTCTTCTTGCAGCGTTACGTCTACAAGGTCTACGGCCTTGCGTTCGCGCTCACGAAGGTGCTCGTGGAAGATGGTGACCACATCCGTATCGGCCAGACCTATGCCAAGCACTTGGCGCAGTCGCTGATCGAAACGAAGGAAACCCTCTGCGCTAACGTGTTGAACCGCGCCTTCACGCCCGGCTTCAACGGTGGCGACGGCGTGACGCTGGTGAATACGGCTCACCCGATTGCTCAGGGTACGTTCAGCAACCAGCTGACGACTCCGGCAAACCTGTCGCAGACCTCACTTGAGCAGATCCTCATCCAGATCCGCAACGCTGTTGACAACAACGGCAAGCGCATCCGTTTGAACCCGGAGAAGCTCGTTGTGTCGCCGTCGAACGTGTTCCAAGCGGAAGTGCTCTTGAAGAGCGTGCTCCGTACCGGCACGGCTGACAACGACATCAACCCGGTGAAGTCGATGGGCCTCCTCGCTGGCGGTCAGGCTAACCTGTCGCGTTTGACTTCGACCACTGCTTGGTGGGTGAAGACGGATGCTCCGGAAGGCTTGAAGTTGATGATGCGTCGTGGTCTTGAGAAGTCAATGGAAGGTGACTTCGAGACTGATTCGACCAGATTTAAATCGACAGAGCGTTACGCAGTTGGGTTCACGGACCCGCGCACTGTGTACTGAACGGCTGGCGTTTTAGCCCTTGATTTGTAAGG